AGTGAACTGTAAAGCCAGTTCCAGATATACTACTAAGTTCAAAATAATCTCCTGATGCCATATTCTGTGGAGAGATATTAACAGAAGGTAAGAAACTATTCAAATTACCAAGTGCAGACGTTCCAACAAAAAATGGTGCTGTAAATGTCACTACCTTTGCGCCTGCTCCAGATGCTATAACAGATGATTGTTCTGTTCTTGATGGCATTGTTGCTGTATAACCTGCTTGTTGAAGATTCATGTTCTGTGCTGTATCTGCTGTATCTAGAGTAATTCTGAACTGAAATCCTCTACCTTTGAATGTTCCATTTGCGAAGTCATTAAATGATGTATATGTTGGTGAACTAGAAGGATTATCAGTTGTGGTGCGTACAGCCATTTTTGCGTTTACATCATTTGCAATCGAACCATCAAAATCTGTCCAAGTATCTATGTTGTCTGTTCTGTTATCAAACTGATCTCCTGTATAAAAACCAACTCCTTGAAAATGTCTTTTTAAGACAAGTGAGAATGTACCACCAAGATCAAGGGTATCTACAAAATTATAAGTACCACTAGCATTTGCTGTTGGATCTGTAAGTTTCAATCCACCAAGAGTAGAGTCAAAAGTAAGATTTGATTTTGTTCCGTTATATGGTGTTCCATCTGTATCTTCTCGATCAGTTTTGACAGTAATCGAATCTAAAATATCAACAATAGATAAAGCTACACTAGCTGCATTTGCACTAAATCTACCGCCATCGTCTTGAAATTTAAGGAGATAAGTTCCCGCTAAAGCCGGAGCTATAACTTCTGTTGTGTTACCAGATACAGCTTCGATAACATCTTGTGCAGATTGAAATGTTGCTTGATTTCCAGTTTGATTTGTATGCCGTACATAAACCCGACCTCCGTGAAGAACATCTATAGCAGTTGCCTGTGTAAATCTTAGTCTTACAAATTGTTCATTGATGGGTTCAATAGTCAATCCAGATACATCTTCTGGTAAAGCAGTTTTACCTTGAGCAGTAAATGTAGCCTCAGTTGGATTTGCAGATATTTCCCCTGCTGCATTGTATGAAAATACTTGAATTGTATATATTCCTTTCGCAGTATCTAAAAGTTCAAAATCACTACTAAAAACAATTACAGAAATAAAATTATTATTTTCTAATTTGTAATTTACAAGATATTGTGTAACTCCTTGCACTGGCTGCCAATCTACAATAAGTTTACTTCTAGCAATACTATTTATAACCACTGTCTTCTCCGTAATTGTTAGGTTACTTGGAGGTGATGCTGGAGCGTTAAGTATTGAAATTTTTCTAGAAGGTAATGCAATACCACTCTCAATAAAATCATATTTTCCGAGTATATAAGTTATTGCAGTTACTTGATAATTTACTCCATCTTTTTCTTCAACTTGTATGACTTTAAATTGTTGTGTTTGTAATGTTGTGCTTGATATTAAAAATGGTGTGTTTGAACTTGGCGCAGAAGAAAATGCAGAACTTACAGTTATAACAGATCCTGTTATGTCAATTATGCTTTTCGATTCAACAGTACCATCAGACAGAATGACACTAAGTGAAGGATTATCATTAAGTGCTGGTAAACTTGTTTCCGATTCTGCATCAATAGTGATTGCAGTTGTTGTTGCAGAAACGACACGACCACCTCTTCTAACACCTGCCCTAACAGGATCATTAACCTCTATAACCGCACCTGGTCTAACGATTACACCAGCATCTATTGAAGTAGAAAATGTTAAAACTTCTGATTGTTGTTCCTCTGCAAACAACATCGCACGACCTAATCTGGCAGCCTGATTACGAGATGTACAAGCAAAAGCTTTTACTTTTTTAATTGCAGTACCAAGCTTTTGTCTCCTTGCAACATCAGCGGAACTATTACTATCGCCAACTACCTCAAAATCTACTTCTTGAGAATCCATATTAAAATAGCTTACTGAGAAGATCGAGTGTCTTTGTTTTAAACTGCTACCCGAATAACTGAAACCAGATTCACTTACATTTGATAGATTAAATAGATAACTTGGAGTAATAGGTTTATCCTGAGAAATACTTACACTACCAGCAGACCATATAGGCATACACATCATTACACCAGACAACTCGTTTATAACATCAAATGCTTCTTTAGGACTTTGTATATTTACGTTGCAACTAAATCTAGCTTCTTTTGTTCCTGATCCAGAACCATCATCAACCTCTTCATTAGCATATCTACTTGCAGCGACAAAACTAAATAAATCTAATGTACTATCTGACATATGATCACCAAAACCATACCGATTGTTAGTTAATAAATCAAGCAAGCACATAGCAGGGCAATTTGTATAAACAGCAGCACCCATATTCCCATTGAATATATACCCACTTGGATAACGTATTCTACCTGTTTTTGGATCTACATCTGGAGTGCCGCTATTTAAAGCTCCAGCACCTGGTATTCTTACTTTTATTCCTCTAATCCTAAATTTTCTTGCTGGTATGCGATTAAATTGCTTACTATCAAGCCGTAAAGCTACATAAGCACTGTTAGGGTAAGTTGATTTATTATCTATAACCTCTTGAAAGCTTGTGAATTGAAATGAATTTACTCTTGCACTATCAGAGCTATCAGCGGTAACTCTTAATACTCTTATATCAACTGTTGTAAAACCACTTGTTAGCTCTATTCTGTGATCTCTTGCATATGCATCTGCGGTTCTACCAGTTACAGAAGCTACAACTTTATCAACAAAACCCCCATTATCATGCTGAATTTGAATTTTATACTCAACAGTATCACCTCTTACATCTCCATCATCTTCTGCAACTTGAATTTGAGGCCACGTTAATGTAACAATAACAGCATCAACATCTGTATTTTGAATTTGTCTAGTAACAGGTGAACTTGTTGTAACTATTACCCCTACACCAGTTGGTGATCTACTCTCATCTAAGTTAGGAATACCGCTCATAGCATCCTGATTAGATGTTCCAAATTTTGATTTAAAAGTTACGTCTTTAAAATTAAAGTCATTATCTGCTGGATTAGTATTCGATGCTTTTGCATTTAATACAGGAGTATTGTCGAGAAATACGTCTTTAAGGCTCGCGTTGTTATAAGCAGCAGTACCTTTTGTTAAGCCTGCCTTAGAAGCAGTAGCAAAACCTTCAATCTCTCCCTCAGAAATTAAATCTTGTACTGTAGCAAATTGTCTACTATGAAGAGTGTCAGGAGCGCGATATGGCGGTGGAGGTGGTTTAGGGCCGCCACCAGAACCTCTAATAATTTTAGTTTCTTCAGTCATACTTCTACCTGATTAGTGTCTATAGCAGCAGAAATCACTACCGAGCCAGTAAAGATCTCGCCATATACAATTGGAACTGGAGTTCCAGCACGGCTAGTATTTTGCACTCCACTAAAATTAAATGAAACTTTTGGATCTTCCTCAGATTTAAAATCTTTTGGCTGTTCTACAGGAAATAATAATTGACTTACACCTCCTAAAAGAAGAGCAAAACCAATTTTTTTTGTGAAAGCAAACAATCCTAAATTCTTTGCAAAAGCAGCACCAAATATTCCAGCACCACCAGCAAATGCAAAACCAATAAGAGCAGCACCTAATAGAACCTGACCAAGACCTCTACCAGCACCAGATATTACAGGAATAAAATGTATATCTTCTTGCCCAACAGGATATAAAATTTCATTTTCATTAATATAATAATTACCAACTTTTACTTGATAATATTTTGGACTCATATATTGTTCTAAGTTTGGAAAATTATGTATTAAAAAACTTACAGCTTGACCAACACTATTTACATTTACATCTATTTCCTTATGACCAATAAATTCTGCTAATTTTCCATGCAGTTTAACCTTACGCATCATAACGATACCTCTTGCCTGTGCATTTTAATAACCATTCAGAGTAAGGCTCTCTACACGACAGTCTATCGGTTAAATGATGAATAACATCACCATCAAAAAATAATGCTACATGATTTAAAGTTGGATGCAAAATACTCATTAATAAAACATCTCCATTTTCGCACTTTTCATTACTATTTAATTCACGAAATCCTGTTTCTAATGCATATTTTTCAAATAAAGGATTATGTAAAAATTCAATTGGAGTAGTTGGCCTTTCATAATCTTTTAAAATAATATTCTTTTCCTCTTTATACCAATCTCTAACAAGACTCCAACAATCAGTAACACCCCAAACCCATTCACGACCCATAAGTGGTGCTTTATATCCTGATGGTTCTAAATAACTCCATTGCTCAGTTTTTGGATTAACAATATACCAAGGTAAATTACTTTGCTCACAACTAACTTTATCTGCTTGGCTTGGAGTAGGTGGTGTTACTGGGTGACTATGCACTACTGCAATTATCTCTCCAAGATTATCTGCTTTTACATAATCTTCTGGATCTAAAATAAAACATTGATGATCTGTTATTGCAAGATTATTGCAAGGATAATATCTTTCTTTTCCTTTTAAATTAATTATTAAGCCTACAGATTCTTTAGGATCTTGCTCTTTTGCGTGAGCTAATGCTTTATCTTTCCAAATCATTCTACAAAAGTACCTATAGATGGAAAATCTGCTCTTGTACATTGTCTTTTAGGACAAGTTATACCTGCAAGATCTAATACAGAAGCAAGTTCAAATTCGACAACTTCTCTATTTTCATTTGATTTGCGATCAATTGAATAAATTTCTTTAGGAAATTCAGCATTTGGATCTGGCGTTCCATAAGGATTAGAGTTGCCAAGAAAATTAACTGAATCTAAAAACTTTGCAAGTGTCCTAATTCTTGTAACAGTTGCACCTGTTAAATCATTGCCAACAGATGTCTCATTTACTGTTAATAATATTGCTGATATTAAACCTTTAGCGTTACTTACAACTAATTTTGGTCGTGGTATCTGTCCATTTTGAAAAGCAAAACCTGATGCTTCTATTGGATATCTTAAATAATCATCACCTGCCCAAACAATACGACCATTTGCATTCATATTACTACCTGCATGAAATCTGTAAATAGTTGTTGCCCCATGCAAACTTGATGATAACTGCAAAGTAAATAATTCAATAACTGCACTAGGATTTATTGGTTGTAAATCACTAAATGTTGCACTAAAAGAAATATAGATAACATTATTGTCATATACGTTTTGCCCTATTTCAGTAGACCAATTAGGTTCTGAAGAACCTGTAGTACCAGCTTGTGTAACTTTAAAAAATAAACCAGAATTTGCAGATGTAGGTGCAATAATAGCACCTAAAGATAAAGCAGTACTAGCAGTCCAAGCAGTTGCCATATTTATGCTGGTTCAAATACCTCAGTAAATGTTGCTTCTATTGTTGCCCTGCTAGGTCGCTCCATTAATTTACTCCAATTCTGACATTTAAATTGCATAGCACTTGGCTCATTTGGTGGTGTATATGTAAAACTTTCACCATCTACTGCACGAGCATCTAAAAAAGTTTCGATAGTATCTGCATCTGTCTCAGTAATATGTTTCCAAGTAAGGTTAAAAACTTTTGGATTTTGATTTAATCCAAATAATAATCTGTGTTCATAGCCATCTCCAAACTTTACTGTTCTTGTATTTGGCTTTGATATTTTTCTAACTGGAAAACTCGGCTCAATGTTTGGAAAAGTTGCCATTATGCTAATAAACCTCCTGGTCTTTTCTGCTCAATTAATTCAGATTGTATTGCTGCTGCTATAACTTCTCCAAGCTGACGGCTGCTATCGCCGTCACCCTCAACAGAACTGCTAGAAGCATCAACATTAACAGTAATATTACCAGCACCACCTCCTTGTGCAATAACTCCAAGCTTCCCACCTTTACCTCTTTGCAGCGGAAGTATAGCTTCTGGGCCGGCCTCTCCCATAATCCCAAGGTTAGATCCACCAAACCTAAACATAGTGGGTGAATTTACAACTCCTCCCTTGCGATATGGAACTATGCCATTCTTAGCAAATGCATTTCCATTAGCATTTTGCAAAAATGGAAATAAACCCATAAGTGGTTTCATTATTGCTTGTCTAATTGCTATTCTTGCCATATCGGCCAATATAGATCTGGTTAAGTCAGAAAAATTAAGTTTACCGGTCATAACAAACTTAACAAGTGCATCCTCCATACCTTGAAATGCTTTACTTACTGCTGCACCTGTCTCCTCTGCAAAACTTTTTATTGTGCTGAAATATTGCTGCGCTCCTCTTTGTATTCCATTTAAAGGTTTATCATCTCCTTCTCCTTCTGTAGCAGATGTTTTTCTTTTTACTAAACTTCTTACATATGCCTCTGGATCTGCGATAGGGCCAATTCCACTAGTTGGTTGTACACCTTGTAAATCTAATAATTCACCTTTTAATCTTGATAATTCTTTTCGTAACTTTTCTAGTCCATCTGTATCAACAGTTATAGGAATACCTCCTCCAAGGAAGCCTCCTCCACCCATTAGCCCACCAGTAGTCTTAAAACCACGTTTAATTGATTTCTCAATTTCTTCTATTTTTTCTTCTAGACCAGCTATCCTTAATTTATTTTGAAATTTTACAAGTGCTTCTATAGCCGGATTAATAGATTTAACAATATTAGAAAATGTGCTTTGAAATTCTGCGCCAATAGGTCTTAATAATTTACCTACATTATCTTTTAATACACTCATTTCAGTCTTCAATCTATCTCCAGCAGCCTCTGGGCCTTGGGCTAAAATTTCAGCATTTTCACCATAAGTATCGAATAATTTGGCTGCAAATTTCATGAAATCATCAAGAGTAACCTTACCTTGCTCTAATGCTTTATCTAATTCTTTTGGAGTTTTATTCATAGAGTCAGCAAACAAAGTGAAAGCACCGGGTAGTCTTTCGCCTAATTGTTGTCTCAATTCTTCGGCCGATACTTTGCCTTTTGAGAACACCTGGCTAGTCGCTCTCATTGCAGCTTTCATGTCCTCAAGGTTTCCTCCTGTACCTCTAATACCAGCAGCGATAGCTTGGAATACCTTTTCTGCATCCGAGACAGATTGTCCAGCACCAACTACTGAAGCTGTAAGAGAAGTAAACTGCCTTGTTATAACATCTTGAGGTATAGCTAATTTTGTAGAAGTATCTGCAAGAAATTTTTGTGCTTGATTAAATTTTTGTGTATCGCCAATTACAAGTCTTAAAGCTTTTCTCTGAAGACCTAATGCAGCAGAATATTCAGCAACACCAGCAAGTTGCTGTCTGACCATGCCAACTTGTGCGCCAATAGCAGCACCAACAGCAGCACCAGCAGGGCCGCCTACTTTTAAACCAATAGCGCCACCTATCGCACCTTCTGGCCCTCCAAAAATTCCACCAGCGGCAATCGCTCCAGCACCTTTTGCTAAACCCTTTAATCTACCCTTTAATCCACCAGCCCCACCTCCAGCAGCAGCTTGTTTCATCTTTGCATCAAGTAAACCAATATCCTTTGTTAGTTGTTTAAATTCTAAGCTAGTAACATCAGCCATATTGCGTAAGCTATTTAATGCATTACGTTGCGCTTGCATCGCATTAATACTATTTCTAGCCCCACCTCCTAATTTATTAAATTCATTTTTAACTTTTGCTATTGAATCTTTTGATAATGCTTTAAAATCTCTATTTAATCTTCTAGCTTCTCCTTGTAATCTTTTAAAAGCCTTATCTACCTCAGAATCACCACTCGTAAGAAATTTTATATTAATAGCTGAAGTTTGTTGAGCCATATTATTTAGTTTCCTTATTTAATTCCTTCAAAGCTTTAGCTTCCATGATTTGAATCTCTTCTAAGATTTTAGACCTTTCTTTAATATTGTAAAGGTCAAACATACCTCCTTGCATTAGAAGTACTTCATATTTTAATCCTACGAAACCTCCGAAAGAAGTAGACCATTGTGTTTGCATATTACAAAACATCATCAAGGCATCCCAATTATCTTCGTTGACCTCAAAATCTTCTTCTTCTTTTTTATTTGTTTTCGGCAGTTCTAAACCAAATGCTTTTGCATCTTCTTGGGTTTGATCTATTACTTCTTTTCCAGATCCTAACCAATAAAGAACTGCCTCTTCTAGTTTTTTACTTTATCTTCGATGAGTGATGCTGTATAAGATGTTGATACTGCTTTAAGCCAATACGAATCCTCCATCATATCCTTAAGGTTTTGGTTATTAAATGGAATGTCTTCTCCATTTTCTTCTTTCATATTCTCCCAACCAACTAGCATCATTTTTAACATTTCAAATTCTGTTTTATTATCTACTGCTTTCTGATACTCGCTTACTTTTAATCTTTTAAAAATAGCAATAAACTCACTTTCTTCAAAAACTCCAGCAT